GAATTTTTGTAGTTTCTTCTTTATTTGATCGAAGAATGGTGTAGCTAGGGTGGTGGTTGCTACTGCTGCCACAGCTGCATAAGTTGCAGTTGCTACTACTTCAGCAGTTGGCAGAGGTAACTGTATATCTAATACAGGTATATCTAACTTAGGTGGAGGTGGAGTTTCAGTTTCAGTCTTGATTTCCTCCGTACCCTCTGGACGTTCAAGGTCGCTAGGTGGAACGATTATCATCTTATAAGATGGGACATCAGCTGTAGGTAAAGGGATGGATATTGTTTCTATCACATACGCATCAGGTAATGATATGGTGGGTAATTCCACTATGGTTTAGGATATTTATCTTTTATTTTCTTAATATCTGCCTTCCAAGCGTCTATACCTGAGTGATAGATTTTGTCAAGCTGATCTTGCCAAGAAGGATACTCTTCTGCTCTATCTCTTTGATATTTTTTAGCTGCATACGCATCATCTATAGCTTTGCGAGCAGCTGCTACTTTGGCGTTGTCAAGTGTTACCTTGTTGCCGTCTTTATCGAATGCTCCAGCGGAGTCGTCTATTGTTACTACGATGCCTTTATAGCTTTCGTAGATTGCTTCATGATCCATAATTAATAATTGTTGTTGTTAAGCTGCTACTTCCATAAGAGTTAAAGAACTACCACCACCAACTTCATCGTTATAACCATAACGATTAATGTAAAAAGTGTCACCATCAGTTCTTCCATAAATTTTAATAGTTGTTGCACTTGTTGTACTAGGAGAATATAAGAAATGATGAGAAACTTGATCAATGTCAAATTGAGCTCCAGAAGGGTGAGCATTGGTGTGAACGAAAGCACCTCCTTTAGTACCATCAGCATTACTATTTGTAGCAGCAGTAATTTCACTCGTACCGTTATATAGTCTGAAATATAACGAAGTGGTAGTACCACAGCCAGTATTTAGGTTAGTTAAAATTAAAATTTTATTTGATGAACTACTTGGTGTTATTGTCGCTGATAAACCAATATCAGTAAAACTTGTGCTAGTTGAAGAAAAATGCGTTGTGTAATAAGTTGAAACAACTTGTAAAATATTTCCTGTATTCTGAGGAAACGTTACTTTACCATCACTAGCTAAAACAATATTGTTAGAACTGGAGGAGCCATGTTTAATGTTTGTTGTGTTTAATGTTGCCATTATGCTGCTACCTCCATAAGTGTAATAGTAGATGGAACCCTTATAGCGTACTGACCTGAGTCAGATTGGTTTCTATTGAGATATCCAGTACCACTATTAACATACCATCTCATTTTATATGTGAATGAACTTGTAGTATTAGGACTATGGAGTGCTACTATTGTTTTTGAGTTAGCACCAAACCAACCCTCACCATTACTATTACCTCCAGCGTATGCACCAGTTGACGGAGATTCTGCTCCAGAAACAGTATCTCCTTGAATTATCGCTGTCCCATCTGATGTAGTTGCACCTATATAGATCGCATCTGTACCAACACAGCTACCTAAATATACTGTAACAAGAATCTTATTACTTGAACTTGATGGTGTTATTGCTGCTGAGAAGCCAGTAATATCAGTCCAACTTGTACTTGTTGTCGAAGCAACATCAGTTTTTGCAACTGAAACAACTTGTAAAATATTTCCTGCTCTATTTAATGTATCTAGCGTACCTGACGCTGTACTCGGAACAGTCATCTCAAGAGCTGCATTACCAGTTGTACTGGCTGGAGCCTTGATAGCGACTGTTCCTCCACCGCTGTCTGCGGTTAATTTCACTTGACTCATGATGCTACCTCAAATATTGTTAAACAAGAGGTTCCAGAATAACCTGTATCTTGCCCTCTTCTATTTACATAAACAGTATTACTACTTGATGTGGTAGAACCATATATCTGGTATGTATGAGCACTGGTATCGTTCGCTCCATCAAATAAAGCTGCACCATTGATGTTTGCGTTATCTGCGGCTCCGTGATTTCCGTTTGAGTTAGCACTATACCAATTTATAAATGATGCGTTAGTACCGCCACCAGTATTATTAATAGCAGTTATCTCTGAAGCATCTTGATAAAGTTTAAATTGAACATAACAGGTACCATTTCTACTACCATTAATATTTACAAATACTAATAATTTATTTGAAGCACTATTTTTTGTAAAACTTATACTAAGTCCTGATATTGCACCAAAAGTGTCTCCTGCATGAGAACTCATATCAGTTTTAAAAGCTGATTTATGTTGGAGAATTTTACCTCCAACTCCTGCTGCAAAATCGGCACTTTGTATAATCCCGTCTGGTAAACCACCGACGGATATACCGGATACTGTGCCAGACCCGTTTAATGTTATAGGCATAATTTATACGATTGTCCAGTTTTCTCCAGTACCGATTGTTACAGTGATACCGCTATTAATTGTTATAGGTCCGGCAGACATGGCATTATAATTATTAGTAATCGTATAGTTGGTCGTTACCGTTTGCCCATTCTCCCAGAAAATTTTATCGCTCCCGCCACCGGTTGCTCCAGCCGCTGCTTCACCCCATGAAATGTCTGTACCATCAGATATTAAAGTATATCCAGAAGTACCAATAGCTAAAGCTGCTGGATTACCAGAAGAATCTCCATAGATAATCTTACCTCTAGCTAATCCTGCCATTTTAGCAAGAGTAATTTGATCGTCAGCTATGTGAGCTGTGTCTATAGACCCATCTGCATAATGCTCAGAGTTAATAGAGTCGTCTGCTATATTATCCCCATCTACTGCATCATTAGCTAGATGAGCATGATCTATAGACCCATCATTATAATGTTCTGAATCTATAGAATTGTCGGCTAATTTTGTTTCATCTATTAGATCAGCAGTTAAAGCCGCTGCTTTTATTTGTGTTAGAGCCACTAATCTGTTTCCTCCGTAATTCCAATGGCTTTCTTTTCATCCAACGTAGTTAGTCTGAGCCAGTTAGCCGGATAGTTTGTTCCATCTGATGTTTGAAATGGCACATCGACCGGAAGAGTCTTGCCTTCTAATTTAAATGCCATTATCGTGCTCGTGCGTATTTAAAAGGTGATTCTGCAAATGCTAAATAAATATGAGTATCAACTTTATTAGAGTCAGTACCAGTATTTCTTAATTTAAAGCCATTGGATAAAAGATCGCCCATAGAATAATCATAAGTAGCTATACCTGAGTTTGCATATAGATTTTCATGTACTGGATTTATTGGATCTCGTTTGTTATCAAGCATATACCAACTGTAACCAGCCTCTAATCTTTTAATTATTACAAGAGCTGGTCTGAAACCTAAATAAACAAACGCACCATTAGCATTATTATTACCTGTATATTTACCAAATTTGCTAAAGCCTGCTACTTCGCTAAAGCAGTAAGCTATAAAGTTTTGATCTGCACCAGTAAATACAGCTCCTTGATTTACCGAAAACGTAGTAGATGTAGGGTTTGCTGTTCCCCAATGATTAGTACTTGTTGTCTCATCAATAGTATTAAATTGTAGAATTTTACTGTATGCAGTTGAGAAATTACTGTTGTAAATACTCCAATTATCGACAATATCCCTATTTTTAAAAATAATAATATCAGGTGCTACTCCTAATCCGTGACCAAAACTATCATATGTACCACTACTTGAACCTCCAGAAGTTGAAGTGACTATAGAAAACCCTGCTGTGGTATTAGCTCTTACTTGTGCTGTACGACTTCCATCATTGTTAGTTGCCGTAGACCCTCCAGCGTACCAGTTCCATGCAACATAATTAGTACTTCCACCATTTGTATAGGAAGTTGAATCACTACCTTTCGTAACTGAAAATCCGTCAGAATCGAACGAGTTCACATAACCATATGTGGCATTATCTCCAACAGTACTGCCTTCTGCTCTAGTTTCATTACTATTTAATCCTTTCTGTAATCCAGCACCACGGACAGAGTTATAAAGCAAGTGACTGTAAGTAGAGTTTCTACCTTTTAGCCAAAGCAAATCAGGTTGAAACCCAACTCCTGTTATTGATTTTGTAGCATTACCATCACCTGAATAAAGCAAAGTATTAAAGTGATTAGTAGGTATCTTTACTGATGGGTCGGGTAAGTTTGCTGTACATAATGATTTATAACCTGTTGGAAGGTGACTAAATGGTCTTTGACCAAAATTAAAAGAACCAGCAACAGCAGCACCACCACCTTCGGTACGGGAAGTAGTAAATACTAATTGAGAGGTATTACTCATCTCACTTAAATTTACAGCAGTACTGGCGTTTGTACCATCAACTGTAAATTGAATTGTTCCAGCATCACGATCTACTTTTATACCTAAAATCTCACCATTTCCCCAAGATTCAGTAGATGATTCAAGATAGCTATTATCAGCTCTTATTTGTTCTTGACTGGTTGAAAATTCTAAATTAACAAGACTGCTGCCATCAACAGGATTCACTACACCAAAAGATGAATGCTGTCCTCCTGATGAAAAAACAGCTTCTGCATACCATTTCCCTGTTTCGGGAATTAGCATTGAGCCATGAGATCGTTGTCCAGTTCCAGAAGCACAACTGAAATTTAAATTTCCATTCGAGATTGTTGAGAAGTTAGTTCCATTACCTGCTAGTGGGTTTAAGGTACAAAAATTATTAGTGGGTGTATCTTCTAAAGAATCGTTACCAACACCAGCAGCTACAGAAAAATTACTTGGTGTAAAGTTATTACTATTTCCGCTCGAATCTTTACCAAGTGTTGTTGCAGTTGTGTCGCTGTTATCATCAAACAATAAATAAGCACCACTTGTTCCAAAACTTCCTGAATATTTTTTAGGAATCCATTGACCTGTTATTGGGTCTGTTTTAGCAAAAGATGCTGGTGTTAAAGCAGATCCGTCTATTAAGTAAAAATCTGCAATATAACCAGCAAAAGGATAATAGTTACCATATTGAACACCTATTCTTAAACCATCAGATGAGGTATCTAAAGATCTTAATGTACCTGTATCTAAAGATTCATTATTAATGTAAAGTGTATAACTGTTGCTGTTAACGCTCATTGTAAAGTGATACCAAGCACTTGGATCTCTAAACTTCCGTGATGAGGTAAATTCATAACCACCATTGTTATAAACAACAAAATTATCATTAGTATTTATCCCCATAAATGCTGAATCAGAATCGTTTGATTGCCCTAATGAGAATAAAAGATTAATTAAACTATTTCCAACACCAGTATATTTAAACCACATTGAGACAGTATACGAAGAACTTGTTGAAGATCCTGTTCTTTTCAATTGTGGTGCGTTAGTTCCAGTTCCACCATCCCATCTTAAACTACGTTCTACTTCATAGTCTCCAGCAGCACTAGATCCTAATCTAATCGAATTAAATAATCCCATTATTTTACATCCAAACTAGCTACAGCATGTATGTTTCCAGCTGCTACAACTAAGTAGTCTATTCTATCTACAGCATTAGCTGCTGTACTGAGTGTAGGTGCTGTTCCACCTGTCCACTTCCAAGCTGAGTTCCAAGCTGCTGTACGTGATCCTGTGCCGTCCTGCGTGATTATGATGGACCCCGATTGACCGGGAACCTCATTACTAGGATCAGCGAAGGTTGTATTATGTGCGAGTGTAACAGAGTGATGTACAGAAGCTCCTAAGTCTAAGGTAATACCTGATGAAGATGTTGCAGCTGTAATCGTTGCTCCAACGCTATCATCTAATACTAAAGCTCCAGTTATAGTTCCTCCAGTTAAAGGTAATTTTGTAGTATCATCTACAACAAAATCCATATCACCATCTGCATCTTGATAAGTTATGGTAATACCTGTTTTAGTACCACCAGTAGCTATTAAAGGACCAGCAATATCTTGAACTTGTTCAGTTGATAGTTGAGTATCTGTATTAGTTGTATAACTAGGTACAACCCACTCCATACCATTAGAGGTATACTTAAGGAACTTATCTGTTCCAGTAGGAGCTGCATGTATATCTAATTTAGCTTCTGTTATTGAGTCATCTGCTAACTTACTACCAGCTATAGCAGCTGAAGCATTGATGTCAGCATTTAAAATAGCTCCATCTACAATCTTAGCAGATGTAACTGTGTTATCTCCCGGTGTAGGTATACTTACAGCAGATCCTATCTGTACTATAAATACAGAGTCTCCACTAGCTAAGTTAGCACCAAAGATAATAGTATTAGCATCAACTAAAGCAAAACCTTCTGCCGGAGCAGATGTGCCTGTATTAGCTTTTTGGATTACACCATTAACAGAAACTAATAACTGTGCTGCATTTGTTACACTAGCAGCAGCTCCTGAGTTACTACCTTCACGTAAGTCATATGTAGCAATACTACCATCTAAAGTAGGTGCTCCAGTACCACCAGCCGGACATAAGAATAAGTATTTAAATTCACCAGTAGATGTTACTTCTCCCCAAGATGACCCATCATAGACTTTCATCTTATTAGCATTAGTGTCAAATACTAAGTCACCTTCATCATTATTAGATCCGGGTTCTCCAGCACTTATACGATACCTTGCAAAGAAGTCGTTAACGTCATCAGACAGTTGTCTAACGTCATCTGTAGTTGGTAATAATCTGTGAAAATTATATGTATGACTTGATCCTGTAGAAGTAACTAATAATCCAGTACTTGCTGGTACAGCTGCACTATTCATACTAGAAGGGAACCCATTAATAGTTACATTATCAGATCCGTTTCCAGCTGTTCTTGCTGTTGTAGAAGTTCCACTTCCATCTACAGTTACACCTGTAGCATCTTTAATACTGATTACTACTCCAGCTGCTGGTACAGTTGTTGGGAAGTTATCTTCATCTGCTATAGCTTCAAAACCACCAAATGGTAGTAATTGAGCAGCTACATAATCTACCACAGCTCCAGATGTTGGAATATGAGAGTCACTATCAGATATAGTTGTTTGTTCACAACCTATCATTCCTATTTCAACTGCATTATTTGCAATCGTGACTGCACCATCATTAGCCAGTGTTACATCTCCTGAAATAGCGACAGCGGTAGGAACAGTCGAACCATTACCAACTATAACTTGTCCATCGGGAATTGCTGCTAATTTAGTATGAGCAATAGCTGCACTAGCATTAATATCAGCATTGACTACAGCTCCATCGGCTATCTTAGCTGAAGTTACCTGAGAGTCTGCAATGTGAGCAGTATCAATACTTCCATCAACATAATGCTCGCTGTTAATTGAATCATCTGCTATCTTTGTTCCATCTACAGCATCTGCTGCTATCTTAGCTGTTGTGATATTAGAATCAGCTATCTTAGCTGTTGTAACTTGACTATCTGCTATATGAGCAGTGTCGATAGAACCATCGACATAGTGTTCTGAATTGATAGCGTCATCGGCTATTTTAGCACTTGTTACGGCGTCTGCTGCAAGCTTGGCAGTAGATATAGCACTATCTTTAATATCAGCTGCTTGTATTGTTTGGTTCTGTTCTTCTTGTGCAGCATATAATATCTGCGTCATATTGTTGTTAAGGTCTGCTGCCTTAACTGCCGATCCTGCTGTAAAAGTTGCTTTAGCGGTGTCTACATCTGTATCACGATAAATACGTATAGCGGCAGGACTGGATGGTATATTCCCTGACGTAAATACAACATTACCGCCACCTGTTGTCGTGTAGCTAGTAATGTTATAATGTGTTCCTGATGATTTAACAACCCCATCAACATCTACTTTAATATCGGCTTCCTTGTAAGAAGGAAACGAGAATGCTTTTGTTGCATTCCCATCACCTGTATAATCTACGAATGTTGTTGCCATTTATTTGTACATGGATAGTAATTTACCTGTGTCTATTTGTTTTTGACGTTGTGCTTGTTTGGCAAGTAGTTGTTCTTGTATGACTTCTTGTACTACACGTGTGCCAGAGATCTTATTCCAAGCTTTCCTACGTATTTGAGCAAATAATCTACCAATCACTCTATTATGATAGTAGTCTTTATTATCATATTCGCCACGCTTTCCGCTTTTTATATCATTATCCCTTTCTTCCAGTGAGGCTATAATTCTAGGATCTCGAGCTAATTTATTAAGCTCAAGCTCAGCATTTTCTTCCCCAATAGCTTTTGCGAATAAAGATCTTATTTTAGCATCTCTAGTTAAGTTTGTACCATCTGGTGCATAATATACTGATTGTCTTAAGTCATGACCAGATCTAAATAGTAACTTTCTACCTTCACTTTGCTCTAGATTTAAAGGTATAGGACTAACAGCATTATAAGCACGTGTCATAAAGTCCCAATCTTTTAGAGGCTTAGCATTAAGTATATCGTACTTGATAGGTAATTCTCGTTCACCAGCAATTTGTTCAGTTATTAAGTTTCTATTACGTATAGACTGTCTAACTCCTGAGTTAATTTCTCTCATATAAGGAGTAAATAACTTACCAAGTTCGTTACGTATACCAGAAAGAGGTACAGTATTATTTGCAAGTCCAGCTACAATACGCTGACCCTGTCCGGGTTTAGCTCCAAATAAATCAACAAAGGATTGTATTCCAGCTAAATAAGATTTACTTGTAACAGCCTGTGCAATCACAAGAGATATCTTACCTAATTGATTCTCTGTCCACTCTTCACCCATAAGTTGACTTGCGTCACCTACGTCACATATTGTAGATGCAATAAGGTTAAAAGGTTCCATTGACTCATAACCTACTAACACACCGCCTACATTACATGATCTTCCTTTCCAACCACCATCTATCCAAACTTGTCTTGTTTGTCTATCAACTGGTCCGTTACCAGTAAGATCACCTCTCATCCAAGCCTGTGTAGCCATGAATACAACACCAGCACCTATCGCTAATCTACCTGTTTGTAGAGATTTAGCATTCATTAATTCTTCTACTGAATTTATCCCGTATTTGGCTAAACCACTGATATCGTTAGGATTAGCAAATGCTATATCATTAAATTCCTTAACTAAGAAGTTAAAACCGGGTGTATGTTTACCTGTTAGAGCAAGTCCATTTACACCAGTTCTAGCGAATAAAAAGAATGGTCTAGCTAAAGGAGCAGCACTAAATACATCATTAAGACCTTTAGAAAAACCTGTAAGATCCTGAGTTAGTGTTACTTCTTTTCGTGCAAATTCTGTAGCTTCGTCAATTATATTACCTTGTGCATCAAAAACTTGAGAATAGAAATCATCCTCATAAGCCTTCATTAATTCTGGTGTAATCTCAGGTAATTCAATCCCATTACCCTGCATATCAAGAACACGACGCATAGCTTTTTCACGCATCTTAGCTCTACCTAAAATGTAAGCAAACGAATCATCGGTAGCTGCCATCATTTTAGTTGAATATGTCAGTAAATTAGAATTATTCATTCCACGTGCCATATTTGCTACAGCGAATGCAGCTTGTTCACCGGGATCAGCTCTACCACTGTCCTCTGCCCAACGGCGTAAGATTTCCCAGTTAGCATCGTTCTGTGTAAAGTCAGTATAACGTGTCTTAATGTTTTTTATATCACCCTTAAAGTAAGAATTTAGTCTACTTCTAAATAAATCAAATGATTCTGGTACTGCATTAATCATAGCATTCGTAGATGCGAGACTTGAACGTACTGTAGCAGCATCGCCAGTAAAGGGTAATCTTATCATAGCACCTAAAGCTGTTGCAAGAGGTCTCATGAATGTTGCAGTAGATGTACCCATAATTGCCCGCATTGGTGTTTTAGGTCCAGACAAAATACTATGAGTCATTACACCTTCTAATTCTTTTATAAGAGCACCAGTTCTAGCTGGTCCACCATCAAATGATCCACCTTTTAATACGGTTCTAGCCCATCTATCAAAGTCTTCTAAAGTGTTTAAATCTTTCATCATAGAGAAAGCTTCAAATAGTGCATTCATCAAGTTATCACTAGGATCTTCTTTAGCTATTTTAAGCATAGTCATGACTGATTCTTTCATATCTGCCATTTCTTGTGCCATAGCATCTTCTAAAACTTTTTTAGATCCTTTACCAGCACTTAAAGCTCTGAATGAATCAGACTTTACAAACCTAGCTTTCTTAGTTTGATATAATGCAGTTAACATAGTATCAACAATTTGTTTAGCTGGTCCGTCAATATCATCTAAATCAACTAGGTCTGCTATTTCACGTCCAGCAATACCTAAATCACGTAATTGTCTAAGTAGAGTACCAGATATTAAATCAGCAATAACTACGTTCTTAGATGTCCATACTTCAACACCGTCAATAATATCAGGTTGAGCTTCTAATAACTCTTTTAAGTATTCATTAGCAGACATATCAGCAGCGTTTCTACCTAATGTTATACGTTGATGTGCTTCTACTGATTCTTTAAATGTCTGTGCTAATTTAACTCTATCACCTTTTGCAGCATCTAATTGTTGAGCAAACTTCTCACTACTAACAAGTCCTTTATAAATACGTTCTACTTGAGCTGCATCTGTGGCAGCTTCTTGTGCTATACGTTCACGTTCTAAGGGTGTAGTAACTGATCCAGTAGAGCCTTCTTCAGCTCCCCATTCCTTACGAGTACGAGATAGCTGATTCTTTGCTACGTCTGGATCTACTTCTGTTATATGTGCACCTTGATGTGGTGAAGCTATAGGTGCATTCTTATCTGCTCTAAACTGTGCTTCACCACGTCTTAATTGTGCTAAGCCGTTTGCAACAGTTTGATCTTTTAAACTTTTATTTCTCTTTATGATAGCGTCTATAGCCGGTTGAGATCCTTTCTTAACGGTAAATAATAAACCATCAAAAAATAAACCTATACCCATACCTTCTACGATGTTTTTTATCTTCATCATAACAGGGTGGTCGGTGTCCTTGGTAGCTAATGGGGTATCAGCCCAACCATATCTTTCACGTAAAGCACCTAAAGCATTCTGCCCATCTGATTCCTTAGAAACGAGATCAGTTGCAGCACCTAATGCCATACCTCTTATGAAGTTACCTTTAGTTAAAGCTACTAAACCAGCTGGTATAGAGACAATTCCAGTAGCTGCTACTCCTTTTGCTGCAACAAGTGCGGCAGCTGACATAGATCCAAAATGAACTAAGGATCTAAGTTGCTTACCCCACCATGTCTTTGTTTCTATAGGATTATCATAAGCTCCGAAAGGACTCCACTCAGGTCTGTATTCTCCATATTCTTCCTTTTCTTTCTGCATTCGTCCAGACAAAGCATCAGCTGTACGCTCTGGAAATGTAGCGATAGATGATGCTGTATCTTGTAGACCACCAGACAGAATGGATTGACCTTCTTTTATTAGACCTTGAAGACCTCCAATACCTTCTTCTACGTTTCTAGGATCGTCTTGAATATCTGCATCTCGCTGCTCTAGTTCACGTTCCTCAGATTCTTCGAGTTGTTGGTTTTGTTGTTGGAGGCGGTATCTATCAATGTCTTCTTGACTAAATTGTGAGTTTGTCATTTACTTCTTCCTCGCTTCCTTAACTACTGGTATTTCCAATAATTGATCTATATTTTGTGGGTTGTAATCTAAGTAATTAAAGTCATCTTTCCACACATCAGATCCTACCTGTGTATTTCTATACTCATATCTTGTATTTTGTAACATTTTTCTAATCCTATCTGGGACAGGTAAACCTTGTTTGATTCTATTTTGAAAGAATAACCTAAGCTCAATCATACGTTCAGGTGCCTTTTTACTTAAAAGAGCTGTTTTACTAGCTCGATTTATACGATCAGCTAATTTGTATTGATTAGATTCTAACTCTGCTACTATATTCTCTTCCTTAACACCTTTGTTTAAGAATGCGAACTCTGGATTAGCCTGTATATATGCTCGAGTGAATATACCAGTTCCTTCATCACCTTCCTCTACACCGACAATCTTACCTTCTTCAATCTTCTTCATAGACTTCTCTACATCATTTAATATGGCTAAAGATATATCAGCTTGTAAATCTTGAAACTGATTAACTTCCATACCTTGAAGATTTGGAAAGAATTTAAGTACTGCTGCTTTGTCTGCTCGGTTTAAATTGATTAGTCGTCTCCAGTCGTAACCTTCAGTTACTGCACCTTGAATATCAGTAGTTTGATTAGCTTTAACACGTACTAAATTCATTGCTAGAAAATCTTGAGTATTCTCATCAAAATCATCATTCATATCTACAACTCCAGAATTAACAGCTTGTATTAGTTCCTCGGAAGTAAGTCCATAAATACCAAAATCATCAAACTTTCCTGACTTAGCCCACTCGTACATTTTACCTACGGTTCGTATTTCCGTACCGGGTGTAAGCCAAGCACCTAACATGTTAGCACCACGAAACGTACCAGTCTTAACTCCAACATGATCTACTTTTCTACCCGGAGTGGCTTTACGTAAAATCTTCAACACCTTATTTTCTGCTGTTCGATCTTCGTCATTAGGATTAAGATATAAATGATTCTTAGTATAAGTAGTATTAAGAGTTAGAGTCTTTAAATCTTCCTCACTTAGATCTAAAACATCTTCTGGATTCTTATTTTTATCATCCCACAAACCTAAAGCTTTTAATCTGGTAATTCCGTATTCTAGACCACTCTGTCCATTAGCTCTACCTACAGTTGTAAAATAACCCGGAATAGATCCTCTATAATTATTATCTTGCCACTCTAGTAACTCTCCTAATGCTTGTTTTTCTTCTAGTGAATTAACCTCTGTGTTGTTCATCCATTTTTTTGGATCGTTCATAAACTTCTTTTTATCTTCTTGAAGACGTTCAGCTGTAGGTAAGATAAGAAAATCATTTTCATCAGGTTTAAAGTCACCTTTCTTGAGCTTCTTTATTGCTTCTTCGTAATTTGCAGCTACCCATGCAGCTTCATCTAAAGTAGGATTAGCTGCTCTCGCAACTTTTAAGTTATCTTCTAACCATTGTTTAGCTTTAGCAATCTGTATATCTCTAGTACCTTCAAGAGGGGGGTCCGTTTCTCCCGAAGTCCAATCAGCTTCCCAACTTCGACTATTTATATTCTTCCAAGTTTTTACCTTAGTTGAATATTCTGTAGTAGTAGTAGTTGATTCATCACCAAAGAAATAACCGGGAATTTCTATTGCTCTAACGTCTACTCCGTTGTTCGACATCTCCAATCTATATTCAGCTATCTTTTCCATAACCTTATTCTGGCCATTCTCAGTCTCTATCAGATGCTTACCATTATTTTCTTTTCTAAACTCTCGAAACCAAGTTTCATAAGTACCATCAATTCTTTTTACGATACCATCTTTAGTCTGTATAACTTCAGACTGTAATCTTTTTAACTCAATTACATTTCCTATATTTCCTTTAAGTAATTTATCGGCTTCTTCGCTATCAAATCCTGTAATGAATCCACCCGGAGCTGCTGGATGAGAAATCTTCACTTCATATAATAAATAATTTAAACCACCATTGGTTAGTTTATTCTTTAAGCTAGGTAATCTATCAAGAAAAATTTGTATAGCGTCTTGCTTATTTACACCATCTATTTTTTGTATTTTTAATATTGCATTATCGAAATTTCCATCATGAACTACCTTTTTTGTACCATCTTTTTGTTCTACTACTGACGAGCTAGTGGCAGCATTTAGAATAAAATTATCTTTCTTTCTATCTACACCAGCGTAGTACCTTTTAAGAGTAGTTTGTTTATATGTGGATATAGCAGCTGCTTGTTCTTTTGCTAACTCAGGTAATAACTGCCTGTTAATGTATTTCTGAGCTTCTCTTGAATTAATATCTATACCTTTAGCATTTAGATCTAGATAGAATTTAGTAATGATAGTTGTAATAGCTTTATCAGCAATGCTATTTGCTTGAGCTTCGGTCGCTGCGGAGTATATAAAATTTTCTTCAATGTTAGTATTGAAAGCAGAGGCACCATGCTTGTCATAGACCTCTTTTACACCATCAAAGTCTATCTCTTCACCTGTTGGAAAATATTGAAGTTTTAAAAATTCAAAAGCTTGTTCGTCTACTTCACCTGTTTTTTCATTTATAGCTATTTTTCTAAGCTCTGCATGTAAATCAGCCTCGGTTAATTCACTAAGATCTTCTAGCTCACTTAGCTTAGCTTTTGCATCTTTACTTAATTTTCTAAATCTTTTTATAGTTTCTCGAGACTCTTTATCAGCATTACGAACTTTAGCAAAGTCAGCAGCTTTACCAATAAGCCCTTCAAAAGCAGAAAGATTATTAAGATCATCGCTAGCTATTTGCTTTTGGATTTCACCTAAACTTCGTAAGAAAACTTTTAATTCTTCTTGATTATTCGTAATATTCTCATTAGCTGCTGGTGATAAATCAGGCGTAGGGTCGTTCCAGTTGGTATCACTAATATCGGGTATCTGATCCCGTGGTGTACCGATTATATTTGAATATGATGATGTCATACTAACTCCATGTCTACGTCAATTTGGTCGTAATCTACAGTTAAGAAGCTTAGGTTGTTAGTTGATGCGATACCTACAGCCATAGGGTTAATCTTAACAACGTCCTGAGCCATAACTCCACGAAAGCGTCTATCAGCACCTTTGTAGCTAAACTCGTATATCTTATAACCTTTAGGTGATATACCAACTTCGTCAATATTTTCTTTTAGTCTACGGTCAGAGCCAGAACCACCCCATCCAAATGGGTTAAACCCTGAAAGTAGTCCATCTGTCACAGCTGGATTTCCAAAGGCTCCCATAGAATACATACTTGCTGCTGTACCTAAAACTGCTGTACCAATCTTTAAGGCACCACCAAGTCTATTAGTTGGAGTTAGCAGAGTAGGTGCTCCAAATGTAGGCGGTAAACCTAATCCTTCTCTTGCTTCTGCATTTGCAGCTTGTAGCCTACGTAAGGCTCCAGTGTTTGCATAAGCCATATTTCTTCCTAATATATTATCCACAACACTATCAACTTCAGATCTCTTCTGTAGTAAAGCTTGATACTTTTTAAGACCAAACTTAGCAGCACGTCCGCCTTCATTTACAGCTTTAGAAGCTAAGAAAGCTTTTGTAGCATCTTCTACGGCACCTCTACCTTTTCCTATATTTGTTAAAGCAGAAGCGTAGAAATCACTAAGGGTTCTAGTGAATCCTAATATATTTGTTCCTAATTTTCGTTTAAAGGTAGTTTCTCTATTATTAAATTTGAGACCGTCTTGCTGATAACTGACCACCTTTGCTTCGTTTTCTGCTTTGTCGGCCGCTCTTTGACCGGCATTAAGATCTATGCACACGGCAAAACTCTATAAATTGTACGTTATTTGGTCCGTATTCAAACTTACGTAAGAATTTGAAACCTAGAAACCTAAGTAATTTTAAATGTACTTTGTTTCTACTATCAACTATATTCCAAAGGAGAGGCTCTTTACGGCTATCGACATACCGTTTGGCTTCTCTTGCGAATGTAATTGGATATCGGTTAATATTAGGAGTGCAAAGCATCCATATATTACCATCTTCTCCTACTCCGGCCATGCCAGCAGTCTTGCCGTCAGGCACTGTGAAATACACGTAGGAAGGGTTTTGAGTCATGAGAAGTGGTAGTTCGTTATGATCTATCCCATGACCTTCTTCGACCTCTCTGAGGTCATCTGGACGGAGATTAGAGGCCACCTCCTTGGCAGCCTCAAATGTTAGTGGGTGTATATATTTAGCCACGTCTGTAATATTTGGGTGAGTAATTACCCTCCCAAGATACTGCACGTAATGTAGCTGGGGCGGGGTGTGATGATTTTAACGTAACATCTACGTTTGTATTCTTTTCGTATACAGGTATTGTTTTAATATACTCTTCTAAGTATGGAGCATCAGATACTTTATATTCATCAAGTTCAGTTGACTCGTATATTTCCGTATAATCTGTTTTACCTACACGTTCAAGTGTGGTTTCGTAAAGTCCTATTTTTCCAAAGTGAAGTTTTATTCTATGTAAAACTAATGAAGCGTTTACATCCGATCGAGCATTCTCTCCTTCTTGTCTAGTGTAATAAAATGTAGGAAACTTAACTTCATACGGATAAATATATCCTATAGTTAATGTAGCACTTGACCAATCGCCGGGTACTGTAAAGCTAGTTGTGCTTGTACTTGTAGGTTTAGCGTATCTTCCAAGTCGTGCAGCGTTAGTATTAGTATCAACAACAACTAAATCATGATTAGGTGTAGTTACACTAGGCAACCAACTGACACTACTGAAGGTTGTAAGATTTGTAGATGCACTAAAACTTCCACCACTTATAGTAGTATAATTATCTACATGTAATAAGAAATCAACTTCATCTTGAGTTATACTAGGATCTGATGTAGTCTGTACAAGTTTAATAGATTGTAGAAACTTATCACTATCTAAAAAGAAGTATTCATCATTAATAATAAAATGATATAATAATGGATTATTAAACTTCCATTTAAACCATGCAGCTTGTTTTCTTTCTTCAGATACTTGAAAGTATTTATAACCATAAACAGTATCAGTATCTGTCTTACCCATTAGAACAACGGAGTTTTCTCTTGAGTTAGTTAGTAAATCAATATCTTTAGGTAGTAAAGTAGGGACGACCTTACTTACTTCAACAATACTAGGTTCACCTTCACGTGCTGTATTAGCCATCTCATTAAATCGACTAAACTTACCAGAATTATCTAAGTAAGCTAGTGTCGTTCCTAGAGATATCGGGGGTATGGTTTCGTTGTAATTAAAAGTTGAAACACTACGTAACTTAGCTGTATCAGGATTAAGAACTGTATCATCAGATGATAATAAGAATTGCTGGTTTGTACTAAATACAACTAGACCTGTGTTTATTTCTATACCATCAAATAATTCAGATGGAAATATAGAAGCAGCAGATATATCTATAGGATCAGCAGCAGATACTGTAAGAGCTGACTCAGCAAAGAAATCAGGAGTACCGAATGTCCCCGGTCTAGATGTTATTACATTTTCTCCTGATAATAAAGCTAATCTATTACGGAAAAATAAAACTTTATTAATACGTTGACCTACGAATGAAGGTAACGGATTAGTGACATCATCACCGACTTCTCTATCAGCATACGTAAACTGTTTTACAGTAAATGTTGTGGTAGCTGTACGTTGTATAACTAAAGGCATATTGGTTAAAGTTTTAGCTATACCCGGTTTAGGACATTCTGTCCATGAACCAGTACCATCTCTATTATTTTCTCCTTCAAATTTTAAGTAGTAATCATCTTCTTCTGCCATTCTAGCATTAGCTATTTTGACTATATAACCATGTTTACACTGATTAGGTAAGTTTTGTACATCGTTTACAGAGCCTTGAAAACATCGCATCAAATCCTCTTCAACAACCTCTATACTAAATGAGCTAGTACTAGAAAAATATATACCCGGTCCTATAACTTTTGCACTAATACCACTAGGCAAATTAGCTGTCATACCACCAAGAATAGTATCAGCAGTTACAGCTGTATCAGCATCAAAAGGTGTAGGAGCTGGTCGTATTAAACCGTCTCCATTAGAAGATACAGTAGCATTAACTGATGTGGTTTCTATTTCTGTTACAGTAATTTCTATATAAGCTTGTCCGTCAGAACTACTTGCTGTTGTAGCGTGTTCTGGATTAACTCGCACAACGTCACCAACTTCCCAACCTTCTCCACCATGTAGTAAGACACACTCTATATTATAACTACATCTATAATTCTGTCCATCTGGACCATCGCTTGAGGCACTGTAGTTAGGGCTAACACCTTGTTGACCTAAAGCTGTTATACGAAATGTTAAGTTATCCCTACCTGTAGTTAAAGTTGTACCGCTGCTGTTTTTAACATGTACTATATTACTTGAACTGGTATAACTACCAGCAGCTGTAGCAGCATAAACTTCTGTACCTATACCGGGACAATGTCCTGACCCATCTCCTTCATCAAAGTTATTTCCAGTAACTTTTATTTTAGTAGCTCGTTTAACAGTTGTAGCAGTTGTACCATTATTTATATTAAGTCCGTATTGCCTACCATTTTCTGTACGTAGTAATTCTACATATCCAAAGTGAGCATCTGGTGCGGCATCTGTTGTTCCTGTTGTTCCGACAAGAGTATTAGCATTAGTAGTATCACGATTAGTAAGAAAGGTTGTATCGTTAATCGTAAGTGTCTGTATATTTTCTGGTGTACTTGTAGCTAAGTAGTTTTGTATAGCTGTTTGGCCACCAGTTCCGTAAGCTGTAGTCATCTGGGTACCATCGCTACAACGCCAAACACGAATTTGTCCGTCAGCTGCTATCTGTCCTATGTATGATCCTTCTGTCTCATCACGAAAATAATGAAACCACGAACCACCACTCTGTACATTAGCTAGGGGAGTTGTGCCTATTCTTTTAGCACCCGGTCTTTTAAATAGACCTCTGGTTATGTCTGGTATTGCGTTTGTTACCTCTTGTACCTGACCGGGAAATTTTAGCTGGTCAGGCTGCTCTGACATTCCTAGTGAGTATTGAGGGATAGTTTGTGTAATTGTTGCCATTATCTTCTAAGGTTTCTCCAAGGTTGATAGGTCTGATATACAGTTTCATCTTCAAATCCAAACATAGTATGATCTCCTTGATTGCATTCATACTCCATAAGAGCTGCTCTAGCAAGTGCTTCTTGTTGGGCTAATAATTTAACAAGTTCTGGATTAGATACTAATTTTGTAGCAGCTACTCTAGATGCTCTATAAACTATATATCTTCTAAATATAATAGGTAGATCTTCAAAATTATATAACTTAACAACGTCGAGATCAATACTAGATATGCTTTCAAATTCGTCAGTATGATCTATTTTATCATATAAAAACCCGTTACGACGTACAAAGTCATAAGTTCTACGAGACTGATTATCATGATGATCTAAAGATAGTACATCGTTACCTATTTCTATCTTATGAGTAGTGGAATCAGGTGTATATTTTACATGTTTTTCTGTATTAAAATGCCACCCCTCTGCTTGCGTGTCTACGTTAGCATCACGGAGTAGATTATATATTAACGATACTTCTGGGTTATCAAAATTAAGAGTGGTTAAGGGTGATTGTCCAATAGCCCCCAGTATATTGTTTACTGCGGACAGTTCGGTGTCGATGTCAATAGTTGTGGAAGCCATAAGAAAAAGGGGAGCCGAAGCTCCCGTATAAAAAAAATAAAAATTAAGCGTTAGTTGGATAGTTGTCACCAAATGCAGCGTTACCTGTTGAAGCAGGAGCAGCACCAG